TTGAATAGCATGACACATTGCAGGATTTGATGCTAAATCAGAAGGATACACCAAATTATTAATGGTGCTTGGACTGAAAAGGCTACCTAATGGTCCTGTCAATTGACTTAATGATGAACCGGCACCTAATGAACCTAAACTATTTGGTAAAATTTGAAAACCCATGATACTCTCGTTGAGTTGATATACATACTATTTATATGGCATATTCAGGCTTATTTAAACCTCGTAATCCACACAAATATATTGGTGACCCGACCAATATAGTATATCGCTCGTCTTGGGAAGTCAAAGTGATGAACTGGCTCGACTTAAATGATGATATTATATCTTGGGCTTCAGAAGAATTAGTTGTTCCATACAGGTCACCTATTGACGGTAAGTACCATCGGTACTTTCCAGACTTTCTTGTAAAAATGAAAACAAAAGACGGAAAGTTAAAAACCGTGATGCTTGAAGTCAAACCAAAGAAAGAAACTGCACCACCGCCACCACAAAAACGTATTACAGAGAACTATATCAAAGCAGTCAAAACATGGGGTGTCAACGAAGCCAAATGGAAAGCCGCTATCGAATACTGTAAAGATAGAGCATGGGAGTTTCGTGTTATCACCGAAGACCATCTAGGACTGAACTAAATACTCTCATGGCAACTTCAATACTTACGGAATTAGGACAACAACGGTCAACAACCGATTATGCTGTCATGTCTAGAGAGTCTATGAAATGGCTCAATACAAAAATTAATGAACTAAGAAATGTTTCAGCAATACCAAAAAACATTAGCCGTGAAGCATTTCGAAAAGATAGAAGATTCATGCTTGGTAGGTTATATTGTTTTTACTATGATCCAAAAACAAAAGCAGACTTGCCATATTATGACAAGTTTCCAATGGTATTGGCATTAGAAAAGTATGACGATGGTTTTCTAGGGTTAAATCTTCATTATTTGCCATACCGTTATAGAGTGGCATTTTTGACCAAATTGATGGATTATGCGACTTTAGATAAGAACAATGATGTTATGCGTATTCGAGTGACTTATGACATCCTGAGCGCATCCAAGCGTTTTAAAGAGTTTAAACCGTGTCTAAAGCGTTACTTAACTGGTCATATTAGGTCAAAAATACTTGCCATTGAACCACATGAGTTTGAAGTGGCAAGTTTTCTGCCGTTACAACAATTTAAAGGTGCCAAACCAAAAGAAGTTTGGGAAGATTCAATAAAAGAAATTAAAGGTAAGTAAATGCCAGGTTCAATTAGCGATTTTCGTGCAAGTTTTAATACCGATTTAGCAAGGCCAAATAGGTTTGATGTTAGTATTCCTATTCCTTTAGCTTTAACAGGAACCACCGGTGCTGATTCTAGGAATTTATCATTTAGATGTGAAGCTATAGAAATGCCAGGCCGTAACTTTATGACAACTGAAAAGAAGATGGGCTCAGCGCCAATTGAAAAATTTCCATACCACACAAGTTATGGCGAATCAAGTATGACATTTCTTATTTCTGATGATATGCGTGAAAAGATATTTTTTGATTCTTGGATGGATATAGTTAATCCCACAACTGATTATAATTTTCAGTATAAAACAAATTACATGGTTGATATAACAATTAATCAGTATAACGTATCAAACGAATTAACATATTCTGCTGTATTACGTGAAGCTTTTCCTTTGAATATGAATCAATTAGATTTAGAATGGTCATCGGAAGAATTTCATAAGTTGCAAATTCAATTTTCTTATACGAATTGGATTGGCAGTTACGCTAATGCTTTACAAAATAAAGTTGTAACATCTGGATTAACAGGAATATTGAATACATTAACACAATAAATTTGAATTGATAGGAGATTTAAAATGGCTTTGCCAAAAATTGATACACCGATTTATGACCTTGAATTACCATTAAGTAAAAAACAAATTCGCTTTAGGCCATTCTTAGTAAAAGAACAAAAGAATCTAATGATGGCTATGGAAGCAGATGATAAAGATACGATTGAAAGAAACATTCGTCAAGTATTAACTAATTGTACATTGACTGAAGGCATTAATATTGATAAGTTACCTGTAATTGATATTGAATATTATTTTATTAACTTACGTGCACGCTCTGTTGGTGAAGTTGTTGAAAACAAATATGTTTGTACCAATGAAGTTGACGGTGAACAATGTGGTAATAAAATGGAATCTAAGTTTAATCTATTAGACATTACTGTTGATATTGACCCAAATGCCAAAGATATTATCAATATCACAGAACAGGTTAGTATTAAATTGAAATATCCAGAATTTTCTTTGGTAGAAAAATTAAAGAAAAAAGACTCAGCAGTAGATATTGCTTTTGAAGTTATACTTGATTCTGTTGAATACATTTACGATGGTGAACAATACTACTACGCTTCTGAAACACCAAGAGAAGAACTATTGGCATTTATTGAATCATTAAGCCAAGAACAATTTTCTAAGTTAGAAGAATTCTTTAACAATCTTCCTAAAATGAACAGAAAGATTGATTTAAAATGTTCTAAATGTGGATTTGACCATACGATTAGTATGGAAGGTTTAGAAAGTTTTTTCGAGTAATATTTTGTCATGACAACCTGAGAAATTACTATAAGACTAATTTCTCTTTGATGCAGCACCATAAGTATTCATTAACGGAACTTGAAAATATGTTACCGTGGGAGCGAGACATCTACATTGCTATGTTAGTTAATCATATTGAAGAAGAAAATCAAAAAATAAAAGAACAACAAGCAATGATGAAGAAGCGGTAAATGAATAACAAAAAAAGAAAAGTTGCCAAAGGTATAGCAAAAGTAATCAATAAGATTCATGGTATTGATAATCCAGCTCCTTTAGTAGAAGGCGTTGACTATACGACCGGTACTGGCGAGGAAATCAAAAAAAGTGATAATACTCCTGTAAAGAAAAAAGAACCAGAAAAACCAAATGAACATTTAATATGGGTCCTTTTGAGTGAAGGTAAATTTGAAGAGGCATTGAAGTTAGTCGGTAATAATTTGAGTCTGTTGAGTCCTGACCAAAGAGAAATAATTGACGAATGGAGGAAAATTGAGCAAGAAAAAAGACGACTGGAAATTCAACAAGAACTAAGAAAAAAATATGGCATTACTGAAGAAGATGCTCAACGTGCTAATCTTGCAAGAGCACAGAGAGCTCAACTTGAACAGATGGGCAAAAACTTTGCTTCGGGTTCTGGCCCAATTGTTTCAAATATTTTATCGGGTGTAGCAAAACCAAATCCAGCAAGACAACAAGCAAAAACTGGTCAATCATTATTTGATGCCGTCAATACAACTTCTAGTAACCAAAAACAAGAACAAGTAGAAGTATCTCCTAAAAAAGATCCTGAGCGTACAAAAATTACGGCAGGATCATCACAACATATACGCATAGGAGATTCTGAATCTGATATATTAGCAAAGATGTTCATGTTCATGCAAAAAAATCAAAAATGGCATGATATGAAAGAAAAACAAGATAAGAAATATAGAAAGCTTTTAGATAAACAAAAAGATAGATTTTTAGATGAAACAGTTGAAGCCTTATCAGGTAAAAAAACATCTACAATAAAAAAATTAGCTCGAGTGGCAAGAAAATCCGGATTCTTAAAGACAGCAGCAAAAGTAGCTATAGGTGTAGGTGGTTTATTGGTAGCAAAAGATGCTTTAGCAAATATTGATTGGGGCAAAAAGTTTGAAGATGCGTTTAAAGATTTAATTCCAGATTTACCCGAGTCAGAGTTTACAAAAAAATATGATGAAGATGAAAAAGGTGCAAGAAAATCAATAGAGGATTATCTAGGTAGAGGAATTTCCGATAAAGAAATGGATGAATTGGTTAGAGCAACATCAGCAGAAGCTGGTGCTAAATCAAATAAAACCGAACAATCAATGATTATGGCTACAATATTGAATCGTGCAAGAGATAGTGGTAAAACAATTACTGAAATTTTAAAAGAACCAAAACAATTTCAAGCTGTAACAGGAACAAAATTTAAACCAGGACCTTCAGAACAATATACAAAAGGTCCATCAGAAGAAAGGCGAGCTGATATTCTTTCTGGTGCGGCCACTATATTACCACAGGTATCAAAAAAACAAAAAAGATTTACTGCTGAAAGCGAAGCCGCTTACGGTCCAGGAACAGATATTGGTTATAGAGAAGAATTGAAAAAAACTGGTGGTGATGTAATAGGTGGTACAAGATTTGAAACAAAAGCCCCTTCAACCATTGGTATTACCTTATCTAAAATAACTGGAGTAACAAGTGGTTTTGGCATGCGAGGAGGTGAAGAACATGAAGGTCTTGATATTCGAGGAAAAATCGGCGATGCAGTTATAACAACAGGTGATGGAAAAATATTACGAGCAGGATGGGAAAATCCAGAAAAACACAATAAAGGTTATGGCCAATTTATTGAAATACAACATAAAGATGGTACTATAACAAGATATGCACATCTATCTAAAATTGATGTTAATGCTGGTGATATGGTGCAATCTGGTCAAAAAATAGGAGAAGTTGGTTCAACAGGACATTCAACTGGACCACATTTACATTATGAAGTTCGTAAGAATGGTCAAGCAATTGATCCTAAAGAATCTGGTGCATTTAATTTAAATCCTGTTGTACCTGATTATAAATTATCTTCGGCTGATTCTATGTATCGTGAAACACAAAATATGAAAAAAGCTAAAGATATTCCAAGTGTATCGATATTAAATAATGATACTAATATATTTAATGGTGGAATAAAAAAATTGGTTCAAAACAACACATCAGATTATTCCGATTTATCATCTGCCATTACAAAACAATTTTATAACATACTTAATTAAAAATGGATTATAGAAAAGCACAACAACTAAAAAATAAAGGTCTTTTATCTTTAATTGCGGAAAAAAAGTTTGAAAAAGGCCAAGGTATTGGTGCTTCTGTTGGTGGAGCTATTTCAGAAAAATTTAAAGCAAAAGTAACTCGTACTAAAGAAAGATTTGACCCATTGAATATATTAAGTACTTTGGTTGGTACAAAAAATGTATTTGGTAGAAGTATTACTACAGCTGCTGGTCGTGCTTTTGGTAGAACTGAAGAAGATATTGGTTATTTTGGTGGTTATAGAAGAAAAGGTGGTAAAAGAAAAGACCCAAGAAGAACTACAATTGGTCCAGGTCCAATTAAAGCATTAAAGATTGGTGATTCTACTGCTGACATTTTAGCCAAGATGTATAACTTCATGGAAAAAACTCATGAGCGAGAAATAAAAAGATATGAGTTAGAAAAATCATTTCGTGAAGAACAGATGGAAGAGGATGAACGCAGGCACAAAAAACTCATTGATGAATTAATAAAAAATAATAAGAAAAAAGACTTAGCAAAAGAAGTTAGAGAAATTGATACAGGTAATACATGGATTGATAAAATGCTTGATGGTATGAAAGCTGCATTAGCATTTGTTTTGAAACCTTTTAAGTTTATTTTTGGTGTTCTTAAAAATCTTGGTAATTTTTTAAAAACTATTGCTGGCGGATTAGGTACTATAATTTTTGATATACTTAAAGAATTTGCTGAAGATATCGTTGGTTCGATATTAGTTTCACCATTAACTAAACTCATAAAAAGCATTGTATCAGATTCTTTTAAACTACTTGTATCTTCTTTAGGTTCAGCTCTTTCACTTATACCAGGATTAGGTACAGCAATTAAAGCAGTATTGCTTGCTCTGGCAGCAGGCAGTGCTGAAATTGCTTATTTAAATGAACTTTTTGATTTACAAACAGGTGAAGATGTTAAAAAATTAGATGAAGCATGGAATGAATATCAAAGAGAAAGATATCAAGAAATTGAAGATTTAAGAGAAAAATTGAAAAATCAAGGTAGTGATGAAGATAAGAAAAAAATAATGCAAATGATAATTGATTTAGAAAAAGATATAGCTGCCGGCAGTAAAAAAAGAATCGAAGTTCAAAGAAAAAAAAGAAATTTGATTATAGAAAAAGGTAATGAATTAATACCTAAAATGGCAGAACAAGGATTCAAACCAAAAATTGATCCAAAAAGTAAAACTGGAGATTATCAAAGAGAACCTGATGGCAGACTAAAATTTTTTGATGATAAAGGAAATCAACCTGGTTTAAATGAATATGCTAAAGCGATAAGTGGAAAATCTTTCATAGACATGAAAAAAGATGAGTTGATTGACGAACAAAAACAAAGATTAAGTGAAGCCAAAACAAAAATTGTAAATAAAGCTAAAACACTAATAGAAGAAAACTTACCAAATCTTCTTCCCGCAGAAGAAAAACCAGAAAATAAAGAACCTGATATTATCATTAATGGTTCAACAAATAACATTGGCGGGGCGTCAGGACAAACTCAAGATACTACTCCAATATTATCAAGAGATATAAACATATCATTTATTAATAGAATGAATTATGTTCCCGTATAAAAAACCCGCCAAAGTGTGCATCGTTGAGAGGCATGGCGGGTGTGTTACTGATATTTAGAAGAATTAATCTTCTTCTGCTAACTTAGCAAAATAACTTAAATCATCATCTTCAGTTACATCTGGTTCAAACGGTGCATCTTCTTCAATCTTAGGTGCTTTCTTTGCTTGCTCTTTGATTGTTTCAACAGTTGTTTTTGCTGATACAGTTTCACCATTAAGACCTAATACCTTGTTCAATCTAGTCTGTAATTCTTCATAAGACTTAAACTTAGAATCAGCAATCTGTTCTTTGAGTGAGAACTCTTTCTTCCAGATTTTTTCTAATTCATTATCATCATCTAATAATGGACCTGAAGCTTCAAATGAAGATGATTCATAGTTTTGGTAGCCGTCAACTTTACGAATCTTTAATTTGAAGTTAGCACCTTTCCATAAGTCAAATGGATTGATTGCTTCTTCATCTTCAAACTCAGGATTCATTGCAGCGGTAATCTTATCAAAGATTTTCTTACCAAACTTAAACAACTTCACTTGACCATTGTTCTCAGGATGTTTTGGATCCGATACAATGTAGATGTTAGCAATATAACTTAACTTACGTTTCTGATTACGAACTACAGTTTTGTTTGCTTCAATACCTGTTGCCCATAGACCAGAATTATGGTCACAAATAGGACAACTTTGACCTTTAGTAGTCAAACATTCATCAATTAACCATTGACCACCAGGACCTTGGAATCCGTGTGTAAATGAT